AAAGACTCACTAAACCAATTGATGAGGCTATAAACCTCGAGGACTTGAACATAGATTGGCACTTAGCAGAGTATGATTATCCAGCAATGGAAGTATCTACTGTAGCTAAGCCGGTTGTTGACGTTCAGTCAACTTACGCAGCAGCATAAGTTACCGAGTTGTCTAACACTCAGTCATAAACCAAGTTAGACAAAATCTCTTTAGTTAGGATTGAAGTTAGAGATTAAAGAAACTACCAGTTGGTAACTCTGAGCAAAGTTACAAGTAGTTTGTCAGTTACTTCTTATTGAAACTGAACTAAGCTGTAACGACTTGTATTAAGTTGTAAACTGGACCGGGGTTCGAATCCCCGCAGGTCCACAAATGAACGGAATGGAGAAGAAATATGGAATTTCTAAAAAATATGTTAAGTAGTGAATCTAAGATCTCAAGTAAGAGAACGATAGGGTTTGCGTCTTTTGTAATGCTCGTAGGTAGTTGGGTAGCTAACACCTTTTGGCAGTTTGACGTCAAAGACCAAATCTTAGAAAACTTTATGTATATTACTATAGTAGGTCTAGGAGTCACCGCCGCAGAAAAATTTTCAAGACAAGATAAATAAACAAACACAAACACAAAAGGTTATAATATGGACTCGGATAAAATTCTAGAGAACTGGAAGAAGCTACTCTCATACGTAGATGAGTATTTTAAGGATAGTGAAAAACAAAATACTCTTAAATTATTTAAGCACTTTGAGGATAGATTCATTGATGCTCCAGCAAGTAGTAGACCAAACCACCACAATTGTTTTGCAGGAGGATTAGTAGATCACATGCTACGTGTTATCGATACTTCACTAAAACAAAAACAGCTCTTCTCACATATGGGTGTACAAGTAAAAGCATCGGATGCAGATATTGTCATGGCAGCTATGTTTCATGACTTGGGTAAGATAGGTGATCTGGATAATGCATACTACATAAGACAAACAGATGAATGGAGACGTAACAAGTTAAATGAATGGTATACGTTTAACCCTAAGCTCGAGCCTCTGTCAGTTACGGATCGAGCACTATGGTTGCTCCAATGGTTTGATGTTAAGATATCCCAAGAAGTTTGGAAGGCTATCAAGTTGTCTGATGGAATGTTTGATGACGGTAATACAGCTCTGTACAGAAAGCATGATACGGATAATGTACTGCACTACATAGTACACTTTGCAGATTGGACAAGTACCGTTGTCGAGAAGCAAATATATAAGCAGTCGTTGGAGAACGTGGATGTAGGGTATCAAGAAGGAACTCCAAAGGATCGCAACGTCACGGACAAAAAAATACAGAACATGAAAGATAAATTTTCTGAGTTATTTCCTAATGGTTGAGTATATTATTATTGGAATTTTAGTTGTCTCGAGTATAATTCTAGCGTATCTTCTAATGTTATCTTTGAGGAGAATAACATCTCTAGAGACATATATGTTAGAATTTGATAAGATAATAAAGTTTTCAGCAGAAAAGATGAAGCTCGTAGATGAATCAGGACACTTTGAGTCGGATGATGAAATAGGCTTTTTCTTTGAGCAAGTGAAGCATTTACAAAAATTATTAAACCAGTTATTTGAGGAGGATTCCAGTGGGAAGACCAAGAAAAAATAAAGTATATTTTGACCAAGCGGTTCAAGAGGCAATAGTAGAATACAACATATCAGAAAATCCTTTATTGAGAGATAAAATTTATAGAGAAAAGATTCACTTTGCATTAGACAAGTTATGTGAAAATATTATCAACACATTTAAGTTCAGTTACTTTGATGCAGGATTCAATGATGTAAAGCAAGAAGTATTGAGCTTTTTGGTAATGAACATGCACAAATACAAACCAGACACTGGCTTTAAAGCATTTAGTTATTTTTCAGTAGTAGCTAAGAATTACTTAATTGCAGTTAATAACGGAAACTACAAAAAGCAAACTACACATTCAGAGATATCAAGACCTAGCATAAGTGCTCAGTTAGTAGATATTCCCCGTCATGAAAAAGAAGTAAAGAAAGAATTTATGGATATGATCACTAAATACTTTGATAAAAAAATACCAAGTCTATTTAGAAAGAAGCGAGATATTGATATAGCATATTCTATAGTAGAGTTGTTCAATCGAAGAGGTGAGATAGATAATTTTAACAAAAAGAGCTTATATATACTGATACGTGAGATGACCGGTGTCAATACAGTTTACATTACAAAGGTCGTCAATGAAATGAAAAAGCATTATAAGATATTAGCTCTGGAATATAATACAGGTGTGACCGACCCCTCAAAATAGTATGTTGTAGTTTTTGCTTACAAATTACATTACTGTATACTTATAGGTGCAGTACTACATGTAAAGGGTAAGCAAATGGACAATGATGTAAAAATATTTGACGATGTATCGTTTAGTGATCTTACTAGAGATATATACGATAATTCAAAAAGCAAACGGGTTCAACTTGATCTATTGATTCAAGAAATCCATGGATTCATACAAAGCATAGACGATGCTGTTGTTGTTATGCCTATAGTCAAAGAAATATTTGATGTAGCTATAAGAAACGACGAACATCTTGTAAAATTAGCTAGTGTGCTCCAACGAATAGTTGGAAAATCAAACGGAGCGTCCGAATCAGATACAATGATGCTTTCAGATGCTGAGAAGGAAGAATTGATAGCTACTCTTCAAGATACAGCTAATGATATGCAAGGTGAGTCTGATAAAATAAACAAAATTAAAACTAATGTTCCTGTAGGTAATTAATGGGTTCTACATTTATAACTTTAGAACCATCATCCGTTGATAACTCTGGTCTTTTTAAAAATTCACCTCCTCAACTGGTATGGTTACAATTTGTCCCGGGACATGTTGAAAAAATTTACACAGAACCTTCCTCTATGTCTGGTGTCATAGAAGCATCAGCTCATGCAAGTGACAATTCAGTTACTAAAACTTCTACCAAGTACTTACCATTGTTGAGGGGTATAAACGAAACTCCCAGCAAAGGTGATCCAGTACTGCTCTGTACTTTTGGACAACGAAATTATTATCTAGGTCCTCTCAACACGGAAAATAAGATAAACTTTAATATAGATAGTTTATATGAAAATGAATCAGACGAGGCTGCAGGTGAAGCTGGTAGAGATCTCAACTTTCCTTTCCAACCCAATAGATCTAAATCCACCAAACCAACTAATTCAACACCTCCGTCTCATGGAGATGTCATGATAGAAGGCAGGCATGGTAATTCTATCAGGGTAGGTAGCAAAGGCTCAAATCCTTATATAGTTTTTAGTAACGGTAAGAGTATTAACAGTAGCTTTGATAGCGCAGCAGATGGAACATTATTAGCAGCATTACAAGACGGTTCAATAAAAGATAATTTTGGTGAATATATATCACAAGATACTAATTCTACAATTAATGGATATCTACTTGCATCCGATACGGTAAATGAACCCAACAGAATTATGTCATCTCTTGTACAGACATCTATAGGAACAGACGACGTTACTAATTACATATACAATTATGCAAGACCACAATTATTTGGTTCTTCTGATAGGATTATTTTTAATGCCAAGAAGGAATCTATATTTCTTTCAAGTAAAATTAATATCAATATGGGAGCGGGTAAAGATGTAACAGTATCTGCTAATAGTAAGATATTATTGGAAGCATCTAATATTTATTTAGGAAAGCAAGAAGAAGCTCATGCGGTAGCATTTGCTGATAACATATCAGAAGTACTTACGGAGTTAATTGATATAGTGAGTTCAGCAGTGGGTATATGCAATGGAGCTCCTGTACCATTGTTGGAAAATCCACCAGTGGGTAATGGAGGACCAATTGGATTAAAATTAGCTAGCTTGAAGGCTAAATTTGCTCCAGGGGGTCAATTAGATTTTCAAAGTAGTAAACATTTTGTAGAAAAAAACCAATAGTTATGAGGATAAAATGAAAAAAAATCAATTAAGATTATTAATAAGAGAAGTTGTTAGAGAGGAAGTTCAGTTGGAGGTTCGAAAAATTCTCCGCGAGGATAAAAAGACTACTTTACCTTCAAGAGCTGCAGCTCCTACCACAGCACCTCAACGGCCAGCACGTAAACGTGCAGTTCCACAAACTAGTAATCCCTTGTTAAATGATATTTTACAAGAAACGGCTAATGATACGGATTGGGAGACTATGGGGGGTGGGACTCTAGACACTTCAAATATGAAAGACGTCTTGAATAGAACTATGCAACCTGCAGCGGAAGGTCGTCACGCAACTCAAGCAGCTCCTACAAATCCAGCTGATCCTATGTCACAGTTTTTAAATAAAGATTATCGACCGGTAATGAAGGCATCAGAGTCAAAGATAAAACAGCGTAGCCCTGGGAAGTAATGGGAAGTCTGAAATCAGATATAGAGGATGTATTTGTTAATGCTTCTGGTATAACTCCTGACGAGGAAGGGAAGCTTGATAAAGGTAACATTCCCAGCTTGGCAGAAGGTATAGCGTTAGCTGTAGAGCGGTATATTAAAAGTTTAACCTTTAATATAACATCTATGGACGCTACGGTAATAGTAGATGAAATAAAATTTTTAAAGGATGTAGATATAGATTTAACCGGTGTGGGACATCCAGGTACGATAGGACCAGCTGTTGCACCCCCATCACCTCTTATAAATCTCAAGCTACCCGCTTTACCTCCTACTGGCAAGATAAAAAGAAACACAGTATTTAAGAATGGTATGAATGTAGAAGCAAAAGGAAAGGCTTATCTTGGTAAAGCAGCTTCGGCAAAAGTTCAGCTAAAGGACCCTATTTATGATAGAACTAATCAGTATAGTAGAAATGCTGAAGTAAAACTTAATCCAGATAAAAGTACTATTAATAAGGCAACATAATGGCAAGAAGAGATCTCACAATACAGCCGCTGATAGAAGATAGAACGGAAAATATTTTCATTGGTTTAGAATATCCTCTAAAGAGAAGTGAAGGTATTGAGGGATATTTTGAATCAACTAAGACCACTATACAAGCTGTAAAAAATAATATTAAGTTATTATTATCTACGGATAAGGGTGAGAGATTAATGCAACCTCAACTTGGAATGGGTTTAAAAAAATATTTATTTGAACAAGTTAATGATGAAACTAAAATTGCTATAGAGAACGATATTATTGATACTTTTGAACAATATCTTCC